GGGAGCATATAGCTAAGGAAGCAGGTGCAATATGCGGCAGGTTCGCTACCGCTTTCGGAGTATCTCCCTGCATGAGGTTCGACCTACTCTTACACGATATTATTTATCAGGCAATTCGCAATCAATGTTTTGTCATGTATCAGGGCCATGCTAGAAGAACGTTTATTAGTGTGCAGGATATCGCACGCTTTTACTTATTTGCTTTGGCTATGTACAATGAAATAGAGAATCGAGTAATAAACGTAGGTTCGCCCGATCTTAGCTACACTAAAAAAAATATCGCAGATGCCGTAGGACTAAACTTCCCATTAGAAATAATTCTAAAGGAAACTCAAATCGACCCTGACCAAAGAGACTACGAAGTATCCTATGACTTGGCAGGTGGATTAGGCTTTACAGCCCATGATAATATTATGACGGCTATTCCCCAAATCGGGGGGTTGGTTAAAGCTGATCTCTTTGAAACCAAGTGGAGATTACAAGTATGAATAAAATGCCGGATGAGTTCAAGAAAGTTTTTATCGCTACTAAAACGGTAAAGGGGGGTAAAGCCAAACGTTTTGGGGATAATATCCCTAACCTATTCCCTGACCACGAAAAAATTCTTGGGGCAGAGGTAGGAACTCATTTAGGTCATCACGCTGTAATAATGTGTAGAACGGCTCCCAATTTAGAATTGTATTGCGTGGATATGTGGGAACTACATTGGAAACGGCACAACAAGGATTATACGGGTCAGGATAAGGACGGTATTGCTAAGGCGTTTAAAAACTACGATTACGGTGTAAAAACGTTTCAAAAATGCCTAGAGAATTTGCAACCGTTTGCACAACAAATTCATATAGTTAAAGAGGATTCCACCATTGCTAAGGACCAATTTGACGATGGTTACTTTGATTTCGTATATGTCGATGCCGACCATAGCACGGACGGGTGCTACCGAGATTTAATGGCCTGGTTCCCGAAAATTAAATCGGGAGGATACATTACAGGACATGATTACGGCGTTTACGGAGTAGATATTGCAGTAGATAGATTTAGACTAGAGCACGATTTAGATTTCGTTACCCGCGAAGGATGGATCGATAACGACTGGGTAATGGGACCAATATGAGAATACTAGTTCTGCCAACTATATCTAAAAAAAGCCTTAGTCACGAATCGTGCTTTTTAGTATTCTGGCAAATCGCTAGGGCTATGCCTGAACACTACTTCCACTTCATTTTGGGCAAGAGTGCAAACACCTCGGCTTTGCGACTTCCTAATATGAATTTTATTTGTACTGAGGATAATGTAGAGTATAATACTATTCATACTAGTTGGCCTAGTGAAGTAGATCAATACTTTCATAGGATGTATGGACGATGGCCGGTAGACCTAATTTTTACTTCCAGAAGTCCACTAGCCGCACTTCTCAAGCAAAAGATGACGAACGTGCGGTCAAAGGCCCGGATACCTGTTTGTACATTTATAACAAAGGCTTTAGGGAAAAACGACAGTCACGATCAACTATTTGATACTGATTTACATTTACGGGGTCTAGGATACTCTGAATGTCCTACAATGTTCCTTACAGATTACGAAAAAAAGATCGGTCTCGACTCAATGCGGGGACACTTCTCAGCTACCGCTATACAAAAGGCCGAGAAAAACGCTATGATATGCTGTCAAGGAATGGCAGTTGATCGCATTAACGGGGCTATTAAGGACGTAGTTAAAAATGATAAGACTACTTTATTTTATGGCGGGCGTCTGGTTGGGAACAAGCATTGGGATGACATTATCAAACTATTTTGGGATTTCCGAGCAGTATCGGGGATGGATATGCGTATCGATGTCGTCTCTCCTGGTGGTGACACTCGCTTGGGCGGAAGCTCTTTGGGATCGCAAGTATTAAGAACAGTCCAGATTGACACGGATTTAAGTCAAGAGGAATGTTGGAAGCGAATGGCTCAAGCCCACATTTCTATGTCATGGTCGGAATTTGAAGGACTTCCCATAGGATTCATTGAGCAAATAATGTGTGGACTCGTTTTCCTGTGTGTGAGAAAACCTTGGTCAGTAGCTACATTAGGAAAAGACTATCCATTCTTCTTTAAGACTAAGGAAGAAGCTAGGGCATTACTCAAGTGGGCGTGCAAACATTTGCACAAAGCACAAGAAATGATGAAAGAGGTTCGGGAGGACATAGAATGGCGTTACGGGATGAAGACAACTACAGCCAAACTCAACGCCTGGTGGAACGAGATAGTAGACGGAACTTATTTTAGCACACTCCCAACTAACGATCTGACACACGTACTCAAAGCAATGCCGCCAACATTTACTTTAGACGAATTCGTAGAAGGTATATTAAAATACAAGCCTGGATATGCTCAAGGGCTATGTCAGGAATACGTTAGTACATCCAGTGCCGAACTAACTCGGCGGGACGTAATGAAGTGGATAAGAAAGTACGCTGACGATAACCAAGAACAACCAGTCCCCGTATTCGAGAAACATTAGAATGACAGATAAACTAAAAGACATCGTACCAATTTCTTTAGATAAGATCCACCCGAATGCTTGGAATCCTAACGAGCAAGGCGAGGAGACTTTTAATGAACTCGTAAAGGAAATTGAGGAGGACGGCTTCGACCACCCTTGTCAAATTTGTCCTTGTACGTGCGACGTTATCGAGGGAGAACATTATGTACTGATCGGCGGGGAGCATCGGTGGAAGGCTTGTAAGGTACTTAAATACGAAGAAGTTCCTTGCGTAATTTATAAGGATTGGGACGAAGACGCCCAGAAAATTAAAACGATGCGTCGGAATCTTTTGACAGGGGTAACTAATCCTCAAAAGTTCACGGAGTTGGTCAAAGACCTGACAAGTAAGGGATACGAACTTGATACTATGCATCAAGTATTCGGTTTTAGAAGTAAGAGGGACTTTGAAAGATATTTCATAGAAGAAAAGGAAGATCGGGATTCGTCATTTCTCGATGCTCTTGTCGAAGAATCTAAACGGGAAAAGCACGCGGTAGATTCTATTAGCGATATCATAGGATCAATTTTCGCTGATTGCGGGGATACTATCGACCAGGACTATCTCATGTTCACCTTTAAAGGATCTACGATTGCAGTAGTCATGTGCGATGCAGACCTACAAAAACTCGTAAAAAAGGTACATGATAGGCTTAGTAAATCGGGCGAAACTATGACAGAGTTTATGAAGGACTCAATCGACGATAGCCTAGAAAAAGCCTATTGACAAGACTTCTTAAGTATGCTAGAATTAGTGGTGGAGGAATTCTATGAAATCTGCCATTACTAGTATTCTAGAGGCCGCTGGCGTCGGCGGTCCTGAAGAAATCCGTGAAGCCCCAATCGTGCCTTCGGAGCCGGTTGCGGGCGTTGATCCCACACGGCTTAAAGCTCTTAGGGGTCTCTCTAAAGAGGATAAGGTCCGCGATGCCTTTGAATGGCGTATGCGAGGAGCCTCTGTCCATCAAATATCTCAAATCTTTGAGGTATCTGTTAGCACCGTCTATCGGTGGATGCAAGATTACGCAGAAGATTTTCGTAAAGAAATCGAGCAGCAGCCTAAAGCTAATATCATCTTTGAACGACTATTATCTATTGATCGTTTAAAAGAGTTAGCTCTCTACGAACTAACCATGTTAGATAGAGATTCAAAGGCCGCATCGTACGACCCTGATACCGGAGAAGTTTCCCGAAAAGCCAACAACGATTCCGGGCACATAAAAGTTAAGTGGTTGGACGCCGCTTTAAAATGTGACAGGGCTGCCATCCGACTGATGCTCGAAACGGGAGTATTGCAAAAAGAACCCGACAAAATCTATCACACTCTTAAAGGTGATGTTGTCGGCAAGGAAGAAGAAATGCACGACGACGATAGAACAGACGAGGAAGTACTAGGAGATGTACAGAAGTTACTCGCAAAAGGTCGTCGCCTAACTGCCGTATAATGCAAACGTTTGCATAAACTCAAATCAAAGTAGGTAGAATGACGGAATCCGCCTCCGATTATTTGACTGGAGCTTCTCGACGAGAGCTTGAGGTATTTGAAAAACTCCTCAAGGTTAGGGATATCCGTATAAACTTTGCCAGTAACCACCATCTAAACACTCGTGGTGAAAAGATGGATTTCGTACATTATCCTCATATTAGGGATTTATACGGGTCACTCTCACGAGAAATAGTTTTACAGGGTTCAGTACAATCGTTTAAATCAGAATGGGCCGTAATAGACCACTTTGCAGTAGCAATGTCTGGTCTATCGGTATTTTACGTTCTTCCGAAGTTCGAGACTCGAACAACGTACGTTCAAAACAGAATCAATCGCGTAGTCCAAAACGTTACTGAATACAAGCGTATTATCGGGGAAGGGTTCTTCGATTCAGTCGCTATTAAATCTTTTGGTAAAGGCGTAATCAAATACGTCGGATCAAATGTATTAGCCGACTTTAAAGAATTCCCCGGTGACATGCTTGTAGTAGATGAAGTAGACGAATGCGATCAGGACAACGTTGAGTACGCATTAGATCGTCTCCGAGCATCGAAGTACCAATTTAAACGATATCTCGGAAACCCGAAAATCCAGAATCAGGGTATCAACAAACTATTTAACATCTCTGATAAAAGAGAATGGTACGTTCCTTGCCGAGCTTGTGGAGAATACCATCAGCTAGATTGGTTCGTTTCTGTCGTAAAAGATAACACGGATAGGGATGGGAATGTCGTAGGATACAGTTTACTAGATCCAGATTGGGAAGTAGGCTGCGGACGAGACATTAAGATCATTTGCCCCGATTGCGGGGGCGAACTTGAACGGGCAAGCGTAAACGGGGAATGGCGAGCCCAGCAAGTTTCTCAGGTTGAAGGATATCACATTTCCATGCTATGCTCACCGATTAACTCGGTAGCAGAAATGTGGACTAAGTTCCAAGCCGCTTTCTACGAACCCATGCTTATGCAGGTGTTCTACAATTCATATCTAGGCTTACCGTATAACGCGGTTGGAAATAAAGTCACGGTCGACCTACTGGATCGTAATGTTGAAGACGACTTTAATCTCATCGCGGAACCAACCCGAGCATATATTGAAGGGGATTGTCACGAAGGCCCCTGTTCTATGGGAGTGGATATTGGTAAAGTATTCGACGTTAGAATCTCCTATCTAGAACCTCGCGGCCATCGTCGAATGGTCTTTGTCGGGAAGATACGGGAAATAGACGAATTGCACGACTTAATTGAACGATACAATATTGAAGTATGCGTAGTTGATTCGATGCCCGAAATCACGTTAGCTCAAGACTTCCAAGAATCCGCCTCCGAACGGGGTTGCGATACTTGGCTTTGTCGATATAGGAGTGAGGGCACGGATAGGCGAAAGAATTTAGATACTCGATCACGAATTATTAATGTAGATAGGACCGAGGCTCTAGACAGAAGTTTCTCACAGTTTCGCAAGCAAAAAAATATACTACCTGAAAATTACAGTAGTCTTATAAGCGGAGAATATGTGACTGAGATGTGTGGGCCAGTTCGGCAAATCGTAGAGGATACAAAGGGCAAACAGAAATACGAATGGACAAAGTGTAAAGACCATCAACGCCACGCAGATTCGTATGATTTACAGGCGTGTATGATTCTTCAAGACTCCGAAATAATCGAAGTTTCCATCGGTTAAACAGTAAGGCCCTAATATGATATTCTCTCAAGTACCCGCGTCAGGTTTTTTTGAGTCTGCGGGAAATTTTACTGCTACCGCTGTGATGATTGGGGTATTCGCTTGGTTGATTACGCAGTATCTACCAAAACTCTTTGTGGCATATCAAACTTCTTTGGATAAGCAACGGGAAGACTTCAAGGATGAACTACAAGAGGGTAGGAATCATTCGACTGAAATGCACAAAAACACACATGAAAAACTTGGGGGGCTTACTAGTGCTATTGAAGGATTAGTTTTGCATGTAAAAAAGGATTGTCCTAAATATCCTAAGAATCCTAAAGAGGATTAAGATGTTTTTTCACAACGACCCTGAAATAAAATCTACTGATTCTACTCCTAAGAAAATGGCTACGTTCTTCGGTACTTGGGCCAAATCAATCTTTGAGTTGAGTTTGGTAATGGGTGTAGCCCTTATTCCCATGTTTATTATGGCGAATGAGATTGATAAAGATGAGTGGCAAAAAGCCGGTATTACAACGGTTCTCGCTGGCACAGGTGCATTGCTTATCACCGTTTATAAGATTTGGAAAGGTAGCCAAAAATAATGGCTGATAACAATAGCTCAGAAGTCGAAGTCTTAGAGGAAGGGCCTCTGGCTGCCATTATGCAAACGTTTGCACACCAGCCAGGTGAAGATCCCGTTATCGATGAGGCATTCATCCTTGATGATAAAGTAGTATCATCTAAGGATGTTCTTAATGCAGCTATGATGCATTCTATGCGATGCTTCGATAAGGAGAGGATTGTTGGGGAAGATATGTCCCCAACATCACTTCGGGATGTAATGAAAACAGTTGAGGGAACTTCTCAATCTCAACGAGAACTCACTGAAAATCCGGCAGGTACCGTATCTTTAGGGGATATGAAGGTAATTAAACCTCCTTACCCACCAGAGGTACTATCTTCTTTTCTTGAAGTAGACCCCACACACTTCCGATGTGTTAAAACGAAAATGATTGATGCGGTAGGCAGAGATTTTACTCTAGAACCTACTAGCACTAAGGAAAACGAGTTATTTGATTCTAATAAGGCTGACGACGCACAAACGGAAAAAGCAGGTGAAGAAGTCCGTCTAATCCGAAACTTTATGCAAGAAGCGAATAAGATCCTTGGATTTCAGGGGGTACTTGAACGAGTTTGGATGGATTACGAGGCTATTGGTTGGGGAGCCGTCGAAGTTATTCGGTCAGCCGATATGAAAGTCCGACATTTTGCCCACGTTCCAGCCCCTCGGGTTAGAGTTCTCAGAGGATGGGGAGGATTCGTTGAAATAATTGGAGGCAGTCAGTTTATCTACTACCAAAATTTTGGGGATAAGGTAGTAACTCCAGGTAGAGAGTCTCCAATTACGGGAAAGGCTTCTCCGTATAATCCAATTGAAGACGGGGATCTTAGTGCAGCCCAAAAATTTAATATGATAGATAGGAATACTGGGGAACCTACGAACGACTTTAAAAAATCAGCTAATGAACTTATTTGGATACCTCGTCATCATAGCAATACAATTTATTATGGTATGACTGACGTAGTTCCCGCATTAGGCGATCTTATGTCTAATGTAAATATTAGAGATTATGTCCTACAGTTTTTTGAACACAATACCGTTCCTCGATATGCGATTATTATCGAAGGGGCAAAGATGGCTGCTCCTGTACAGCAACTCATTATGGACTACTTTAATACTCATGTTAAAGGTAAGCCGCACAAAACTCTAATCATACCTGTTCCAGCTATTCGGGGTGAAGTTAAGGTTAGATTTGAAAAGCTAGATTCCCAACCTACTGAATCTAGTTTTCAAGAAACTAGGAAGAATCACGATCAGCATATTATGACTTCGCACGGAGTTAGTCCAGCTATCATCGGAATCTCCGAAGCGTCTGAACTCGGTTCAGGTAAAGGCTTATCTCAAGCGGAAATCTACAAGGACCGTATCGTATCTCCATCACAAAGGCAGGCAGACGAGAGTATCAACAAGATATTCCGTTTGGGTCTCGGGGTTACGATGGTTGAGCTAAAACACGTCCCTCTAGATATTCGGGACTTGGAAGGCGAGCAGCGGTACTGGACTGGATATCAAGATTCCGGAGCAGTAAGTATTAACGAAGTACGTTTGAAGACAAGAATTGGCGACCCTATCGACGGAGGGGATCGTCCTTTTATTATGACCACTAAGGGCATAGTATTTGTGGACGAACTCCCATCGATGCAAGGGGCCGGAGTCATGGCAGAGCAGGAAGCTGAGAGAAGATTCCAAGACGGCCAAGAGCGTATGAAGATGGAGAAAGAGATTAAAATGGAGCAGGCCAAGCAGCCCGTGCAAACGATTGCACCACCTGCGTCAAACGGTGCGGCCCGACCTGCGATGAGTAATACCGGGAAAAAGTAGAGAGTATAAGGAAAAGTACTTGACATAAAACCATTAACCAGTTAAAATAGGATATTTGGAGGGAATTGTAATGCCCGATGCTATTAGAGAGTTGGTTGCGGTTGTCTCTCCTGTCGTAGCGGAGTCTGCCGATAAATCGTCTCAAATGCTAAAGGGATTTGTTTCGGTCGAAACTATTGACCGAAGTAAAGACCTCGTTTCGCCTGAAGAGTTCAACGTCGATCAATTCATGGCCGCTCCTACAATGATGGTAAATCACCGTTTTTGGAGGGACAAGCAGGGGAACGAAATTTCTATAGGCGTCCCCACACTTCTAAGAATTGCGAAGCTCGCAATTAACAAGTCTGATAACACAGTTTGGGATATCGTAGATATCAAAACCAAGGATGTTATCAGTTCGTTTCCCAAACAGAAAGTCCCCAATCTTAAACGTGGAGATCGGGGATTATTCATAATCGCTAAGGTTACGAATGCGGAAGTTTGGGGAATGGTTGACCGTGGCGAACTATCTGCTTTTTCATGGAGAGGATTAGTAGAGGTTGGATTTAAGGCCACTACTGAAGGTGTTCAACGTGTCTTGAAGAACATCGATTTATTTGAAATCAGTCTTGTTCACATGCCAGACAACCCCGATGCAACGTTTAGTATCGGAAAATCTGTTAATGAAAGTATGCCTATTTTGGCACATATTCATTTACAAAAAACTCGCTTTGAAACGGAAACTCAGGCGACGGAATGGTTGAAAGACCATAAGTTAGAGTCTCATACTATCGTTGAAAATGACACTGAGTACGTAGCTCGACAAAATCGAGGTGATTTTAACCCAGCTACTTATATCAGGGCCAAGATGAACGATGGCATTTATTTTGTTTGTGGTGACTTAAAACCGGAAGCATTGACAGAACATCAGCCTTGGCTAACTCAAGTTGTGGGTGAGGATGTTGTTAAGGAAATGTCCGATCTTTGGAAACCGTCAGAAAAATTGGAGGATACCATGACTACTAAAACCGAGGAAAAGACAGAAGACATGACAACGAAAACGGAAGAAAAGACAACGGAAACCTCAACGGAAACCCCAACGGAGATCGTAGCAGAGGAAAAAACCGAGGCCGAAAAGGCTTCTGAAGTATTGGTGCAACAGGTTTCGGCGGGAGTCGCTGAGACATTGAAGCCCACTCTAGAGGCAGTTGCCGAAGGCCAGAAAGCTATCGCAGCAGTTCTCGAAAAATTCAGTCCTGAAGTTAAAGAACTTGAAGAGAAAACGGAAACGGCTACTGAAGAAAAAATCGAAGAAGCGAAAACCGAAGTAGAGACCGAAGAAAAAACCGAGGAAGTAGTCGAAGGCAATTCGTTGGCCGACATTCAGAAAACTCTGGGTAATCTCGGTACAGCGTTACTATCTTTGAACACTAAAATTGAGACTGTAGCAAAAGCTACTCCCAATGGAACAGTTCGAGAAGAAAAAGTAGTAGAGGAAAAGACTACGGAAACTAGCCCGAATTCTGTATTCAACGGTCTTTGGCCTATGATTTAGTGCAAACGTTTGCATGTCAAAAGGTATTAAACTGAATTTTTCGGAGAAAATATTATAATGGATGTATCCATCAAAATGCCGCTTGAGGAGATGATTAGCAAGTCCGCAATCGACGAAAGCTCGCTACCAAATAGCGTACTAAATCGTCAGCAGGCGGATCGATTTATCGACCTCATGGTAGATTACTCGACTCTACTTAAAAAAGTCCGCGTTGTCCGTGTTAATCACAACAAGGGCGATATCAACAAACTGGATCTGGGTAGCATCGTAACCGAAGGTGCCCACACTACCAGTAAGGCCACGACCCGTAATCCTACGGAACGGATCGTGACGTATGACAACGAGAAGTATCGTTCGGCCTTTGATCTTAAGACTGACTTCATGGAAGACAATCTTGAGAAGGCGGGTATCCGCGACACTCTGCTGTCAATGTTCACCAAGCAAATCGCTATCGACACGGAAATGGCCGCTATCGAAGGCGATGATTCTCTTGACGTGGGCGATGCTCAAACTGACTCTAACAACCTTCTCGGCGTGAACGACGGTTGGCAGAAGATCCTTGAAGCCCGAGTCCCTGCCGCACAGCAAATTGATGCTGCTGGTACGGCTCCGTCGAAGAAATTGTACTTCGATATGAAACGGCAGGTTCCTGCTCGTTATCGTACTGCAAAGCCTAACTATGTTTGGGTACTTCCGTCTGGCCCAGCCGACAAGCAAATGTTGGATTGGTCGGATCGTGAAACGGCTCGGGGTGATGAAGCCCTTTCAGGAGGTACTCAGCCTCCTATCTGGGGAAGCTCCTGGCTTGAAGTACCTCTAATGCCTGAAGACCTGTCTTGGGGCACATCAGGTACGGATGGATCAAGCATCTGGTACACACCACTAGATAACTTGATCTACTTCGTCCAACGCGATATCACAATCGAATTTGATCGTGTTCCTCGCAATGACATGTGGGAAATCACAGTTCACTTCCGAGTCGATTTCGAGGTTGAGAACGAAGACCTAGTTGTTATTGCTACGAATGTGGCGATGTCGGGTAACGACTACACTGGCTAATATAGGTCCAGCCTCTCCCGATGCTGGTTGAATCGGGGGGTTAGGTTCACGCGACCTAGCCCCCTTTTTATTTTGCAAACGTTTGCACAACGAGGTTAATTATGGGTGCTACAGCAGGTTCCGCGACTTTAACTACGGGCGGAGTAACTTTCTTTGAAGATACAAGCGGAGCTACTTCCGTAAGAGTATCAATCGATTCAGGTTCAGCTAATCCAGCCTTAATACGGGTTGATGGGTTACACGCTTCTGGAGACACTTTTCCAATGATTGCGGGTGACGAACAAGTATTTCGTTTGAACCATTGCGGAATTAAAAAGATTTGGGGACAAGGTAACGGTGGAAACGCTACTATTACATACGGCGTAGTGTCCAAAACAAATTCTGAGGGTTAGCTGATGGCTGAATACACGTACACAAACGATCACGGTGCCGATTTGTTGTTGCATGAATTGCAAGAGCACCTTGGGTTTCCTGGGGTTATCGACGGACTAAGGGGCCGAGGCTCAAAACCAACCTTAGATAGACCATCTGAGATTGTTGACTTCGATGTAATCACCACACGCGACTTAACTGCCGGAGAGAAAAAGCAACTCGATACCAAGGTTGCTTCGTTCGTTCCAAACCCTACTTACACGCACGATCAACTTACTGCATACGTGGCTCACCTTGTTGATAAGATTCCAACCAATGCGGAAGT